TGAAAGAACACAGACATGTTTCCATTGTAAAGAAATCTATTTGCGATTTCAAATCTGGAAATCTATCTTTGGTTTCTGTGATAATAGATCGGGCTTCGTGCTCAAGAGTTTGATACTCTCCAGCAGTGAGTTTTCTATCCATATCGTCATGTCTGCCGAGGGCGCAAAGTAATCCATTACGATGAGAACGAGAGCCGCTAAAATCATCCAGCATAAGACTAGTAGGGCTGATGCGAATACCAGCGGTATGCTTAAGATGCTGAAGATAAAACCAAGTGGAATAGCGACCAAACTTATGCAGCCCAGACTTAACGCTTTCCCACAGGTTATCAAAGTTTGCCTCTTCATTGTCTCCATAAAACCCTTCCATTCTTTCTCGTTGTGATCTACCACCAATAAACTGTTGATATGAAGCAAACATGGCAGGCAGATGCCCCTTGTTCCACTTTGTATCAGTTTGGTAACGTAGTCGTTTGTAGTTTGTAGTATTCCACTGCGTGATTCGATCAACTGTTGCTAATTCATAATCAGGAAACTCATTCATCAATACCCAAGCAGTTGGTAGTTGATAAGTGTTACCGTAAAGCCAAGCGAGCCAAAGACGTTGTTCGTCATTATGCTCGTAGCGTTTGTTGAGATAGTTCGTGCACCAAACAGCTGGGTCACAATCATCATATTTTAATGACCATGCGTACCAGCGGATGAACGCTTCTCGATTGTTCTCTGAGAGTCTATAATCCATCTAATTATTATACCTTAAATCCGAATAAAAGTAAAGCGATATTTGACTCAAAACCCATCTAATTTGACCCCTATTTGGCTCTTAGCAAGGTCGTAGAGGGTCGTACAACCCCCCTTACCCTTACGGTTGACCGCTTTATTGATAGTCGTGTCGGAGAGGTCGTAGTCGCCCTCTAAGAAGGTATTTCCCCCTATTCTAAACACGGATAGGGAGCATCCACTCTTTTGGGCTCCCCAAAACTTAAACCCAAGACGCTCGTAGAAGCCCACTGCGGACTTCTCAGAGGATACCCTGAAGTAACTTGCGCCATTGGCTTTGGCTCGTATTAAGGAATCCTCACAGAGCAATCGAGCCGAACCTTTACCCCTATGTTTTACGAAAGTGTGAATTAGTTGAAGGTTAGCAACGTGAGGTTTGGTCTTTGAGATTGTGGTAATAATTGCAGCAGTTAAATCATTACCATCGAATGCGCCAATGCAATAATCCCATTGGTCTTGCATATCAGCTTTGGCAACAAATGTCTTGGCGAAGTTATCTTCTTTGTCAGTGCTTATTGCTGAAACAAAATCAGCACGAGAACACTTAGACAACTTCAACATAAGTCCTTACCTTTTCTCCACGATCTTCTGGATGCTTAGTTTTCTCCCAACCAATAAACTGATTGAGATCCCAAATCATTGGGGGGAAATTATAGTTATTGTTTGAAATTAATTCAAGAACACTTTGCCCATCATTTAGCGCAGCATCAAGAAAATCTTGAACAAATCTAAAGCAGGATTCTAGTTGAGTTCTATCCATTGTACCACGGAATAATCTAAACTCTACCGTATCGATATGCTTCAATGCGTACATATTAATAGCGTATCGGAATGGGCGACCCATTGACACTCCATCTTTACCTGCAGCATGCATCTTAATGAATGAAGGAAAGTCTGTTGCTAGATTGATGATGTTATCTGCCATGTAATCTGGAAGAGTGCGACCACCATCAAACTTCAAATACATCTTTGCGCCTTTGGCACCTTTCATTTGATTGTGCTCAAAGTAACCATACACGTTCTCTACAGTATCGTGTTGGTTTTCTTTAATGTATTTGGTTAGACGCTTCAGTGCATCGATATCATCACGTAGATTAGGCACACGGCAATGAATGTGTGTATGAGCAGTAGCACCAATTGTAGGTGGAGTGCCATTGTCCGTGAATAGTTTTTGAAGTTCAAAATACCGATCAACTTGTTCTTCCCAAGTTCTAGTCGGTTTCGTGTTGATCTCACCACCGAATGGAGGATCGATACCAAGTGGGTCAGCGCAGACATATTGATATGGCTCTCTTAGATTAATAATATCTCGCTCTGAATATTCCCAAGTACCGAGATGTTCTGGAATTGAAAAAGAGCGAGGAACATCACCCCACTCTATTTCCATTCCGTAAGTAAATTTATCAGTTGGATATGGTTTGATTTTCATAATCTACTTTCTGTAAATCAGTTTTTGTTGTTTGAACAACTTCAACATTCATTGTCATGCGCTCATCAAATGTAAGATATGTATTCATTGGCACTTCAACAGCTGGCATTTTAATACCTGCACGCTTAGGGATATCTGCAGTTGAAGTAATTATAACTCCATTCACTAAAGAAGTCAAGTATAATGGACGCTTACCATTACGATATGCAAGGAGTTTCTTATCAGCAGTAAGTTCACAAACTGCCATTGATGCATCTGGATATTCTTCAAGAGGTGAACCAGAATGTAATACTAATTCAGAGTCATTCTTAGTTTCACATTTGTAGTTGAATAACTTATCCCAGTTCTCTGATAACTCTTGAGTGATAACCCCATTGTGAACAATAGAGTGGTCATCATTCGCTATCGGCTGGTTATACAATAGATCGCTAGTGCTATATCTACAATGACCAATAAGGTAAAGATTACCGTCATCATTAACCATCTCCTCTAAATTATCTAAATGAACAAATCTATCAGCAGGAACTGGCTCTTTGAATGTTAGAACCTTACCATTGTAGACAACAGACATACCTGTGGCATGCATTCCTCGAATCTTTGACTCAAGGAATACTTTACGGATAGTTTCAAAATCCTTGGCAGTAGGATTCTGAATCAAAGCACCAATGACTGAACACATCAGAAGAAACTTTCTAGTGAAGAAGCATTGGCTTCTGGATGATACTTGAGTAGTTCTTCTTGACCCAATTTAGATTCAAGATAATCATACCACTCTTGACTATCCCACATAGATTCAGATACACCATTCCATAGTGGTTTCCATAGTGGATGTTCTTTATTAGTTCTACGGGATTCAACAAAGTTATAACGAGTGTCTTCATATTCATGTGAGCCAAGTTCTAACATTTTCTCACGGAAATAAACTACCAATGATACACGCTCAGAACCTTCTTCACAAACGATTGGTGTATTACCATGCATAACTTCGTGGTTGTTAATCAGAAGCAAATCTCCTGGACGAACATTTACTGCCACACGATACTCAGGCGCAATTAAATAACCACCAGTGTAACGACCATCATTGGATAGTGTTAGCAGATTAGATAAACCTTCATTCAAATCACCAGCATCTCTGTGTGCTGCAGTTCTAAATGTTTTGTTAACAGTGACTGTTGTGAATGGAGTTCCAGGTACTAGGAATCGTGGATCTAGTTTATTTGCTGCAGCCATTTGTGCTGCATAGCGTTCAGGTAGAAGATTCTTAAATCCATCAGAAAGATTCTGTAGGAATGGATATGACATTTTAAATTTATCAAAGTTGTCACGAGTATATGAAGTGGCACGACCATATGGAATACGTGGATAACGATCGAACCAACCAGCAATGCCAGAGTTTACTGCAGTACCATAGGTAGTTGTGCTGATCATTTCCATAACATCTTCACATGCTTCTGCGCGATTCTGACGACCAAGTGGTTTGATAGTATCTAACCATGCTTCAAAATCAAACTTACTTCCACGGAAACGAGAAATAACCCATACGTTGTTTTTACCACTACCACCAGCCATACGCTTATCAGTTTCAGTAGGGTACTTGGCACGAATAGTATCAATTACATCTTCTTCATCAAGTGATGAGTTACGATTCTTTAACAAAGACTCCATCATTTCTTGTTGATAGTTTGTTACCCACTCACGACCTTCAGTTGTGGCAAGAATGCCATCTTTGATACCAGAAGCAAGTCCACGATTCTCTGTGCGAATAGCTGCTTCTCTAAGTCCGACATATGCATTGTCTTGTTGTTCTTTACTAAAATAATTTTTACGAAACTTTAATACAATTCGTTTCTCTGAAATTGGATCTTCACCCATTTGTGGTGGCATATAAACATCAGTATCTTCTTCAATAAGATGATCATAATTTGTTTCGTCAACAAACTTACCAAGAAGATGTTCACAATTATGTTTTTGCTCAGCTACAATTACCTTAACCATATTTTTCTCCTAAAACTTAAACCCACTGAATGCTTCTGCTTTTTGTCGTTTACCAAATTCGCTCTTATCAAACATAGGTACATCATCTTGAACTTGTCCAGCATCAGACAATCCTACTTGAGCAGACGCTTCAACATCATATAACTTCATCTTTGCTCTATCAACACCAATAACAAATCTCTTATAATAACTAGGATCGTTATAACGATTCTTTAATTGCTTCACAATAATTTGATTCAACTGTTCAAGTTCTTCATTTGAAACTAACGCAAACATTAAGTCAGCAGTGGCAGGTAATCCAAATGATTCAGAAGTATCTTCCAAACCTGGATCGCTATTTGTAAATCCACTACGAGTAGTTTGTGTGGCTGAAACAATCGGAACATTATATTCTACTGCCAAACCACGTAACTCTTCAGCGATGGACTTAATATATGTATAAGAGTTAATACTTCCACCTTGCTTCATTCGCTGACTTGCGCAGATATTCAAATAGTCAATAAAGATAATATCAGGTAGGAACTCACGCTTCAACTTCAACTCTTCAAGCAATGCTCTAAAGTGACCAGCATGTGCGCCAGCAGTTGGATATTCCTTGACGATTAATTTACCTTGCGTCTTGCTAGAGATCTTCTTGATACGATTATCAAAGATATCTTTATCAATTACCTTCAACTCATCCATGGTAAGGTTCAACAAATTCGCATCGATACGTTCAGCGATACGTTCCTCAGCCATTTCCATAGTAATGTAAAGCACGTTCTTACCTTGAGTCAATACTCCAGCTGCAACGTGACACATAAACAAAGACTTACCAACACCAGTACCAGCCAAAACAATGTTAAGGGTTTTCTTAGACAAACCACCTTTGGTGATTTTGTTGAACATGTCTAGGTCGAATGGAACCTTTTCTTCAACTCGGTGATAGTAGTCATAACGAGCATCTGAGTCTTCGATGTAATCATGACCAACGTGATTATCGAAAGAGATGGCAAGAGCATCAGAAAGGATAGAAGGAATGGAATCTTTGGTGTTAACTTTATCTCCGCCATCAATGATTCGGATCGAGTGTAGAATTGCATTATAGACTGCCTTATCTTTACAGAACTTTTCTGTTTGTTCCAACATCCATGACTCATTAACTTCCTCATGAGTCATTGTGTCAACATAACTATTAATCTCAGCAAGTTCTTTGTCGTTGATATCAGTTCGATTTCCTACCTCAATTGATAGGATCTCTTTTGTTAATGGTTTGTTATACTTGGTAAAGAACTCCACAATAATCTTAGAAAGGATTGCTTCTTTTCGTTCAGAGAAATAATCAGTTCTGATAAAGGGAATTACTTTACGACAATACTGTTCATCATATACAAGATTACTTAAAATCTTTGTTTCAATTCTCATTCAGTTCCGCCAGTGTAAGTAATATTATTTTTCTGTAGTTGGTCCATCATAATAAACTGAAGTAAGTCGCCGATGTAGTGTTCAAACTCTTCAGCAACATACTCTTGTTCATTTTCTAGAACCTCATACTCAAAGCAAAGTTTGCAAGTACCATCATCTTGTTCATCAAACTTCACCTTACCGTAAGTATAAATTATACCTGAATACGGTCCAGAAGTCAACTTTATTGCGTCAACTCCTGTTTTGCGATTCTCAACTACAACGAATGGAGGTTTCGCAAGATGTTCACTCATCGAATTCTAGAGCCTCAAGTGCATCATCAAGGTCATCACGCATCATTACTTCACCTTGACCAATTGAATATTTGTTCTTGATAAAATCGTAGAAAGATTTGCTTGTAAGAATTGACAACCAAAACTCTTTTGTGTCTGTGTCTTTGACACGGTATTTCTTGTCATCAATCTCGCCAGTTTCTTTGTTTACCTTTTGATACCAACCATTGGAAGGTTTGATGACATGTCCAGATTCCAAAGCAACATCAAGTAAACCAGACCACTTACTAAGACCACCATCGAAAGATACGCTAACAGGTATCTTAGATTTTTCTTTAACATATCGACTCTTCTCTACGTTGATAATAAAGTTGTAACCTACAATCTCTGTTCCTTCTTTCTCTTGCTGACGACCAAGAATGTATACGTTATCTGCAGAATACATTGCACCAGTGCCACCACCAACGATTGCTTTGGGGAACATACCAATTTCCATGTAGGTATGATTGACAACTACCAATGGAATATCTTTTAAGTTCAGATGTGGTGTAACCATACGGAACAAACTCTTTAGTTGTTTTGCTCGAGTCATATCACCAACAGACTTACCTTCCATGGCATCATCAACTTCTTTCTTAGAAGCCAGATTACCAATTGAGTCAATAACAATAATTAGGTGATCACCACGCTCAACCTCAAATAGTTGTTGCATGATGTCAAACTTCAATTGTTCTACATCGGTAAGTGGAGTATGAACAACTCTGGATGTGTCAATCCCGAAAGTATCAAAGTAAGACTGAGGAGTACCGAACTCAGAATCGTAAAAAAGTAAAGCAGCATCTGGATATTTGTCCAAGTAAGATTTTGCCATCAATAAGCTGAAAGCAGTTTTAAAGTGTTTCGATGGACCAGCCCACATAGTAATACCTGGAGTAAGTCCACCATCAAGGCGACCCGAAAGGGCTACGTTGATAATTGGAACAGAAGTAGGAATCATATCCTTCTTCTTAAAGAACTTTGATTCAGAAAGAATCGCAGAGTCTTTGATAGTGGAATTCTTTTTAATTTTGTCTAGGATGCTTGCCATGTTATACCTTTAGGAAAGTGAGCAATTGCTCTTCATTTAATGTACCAACGTGTCGTTTCAATTCAGTACCATTCTCATCAATAAGAATCATAGTAGGAACAGAACGAACACCATACTCAACTGATGTCATAAGTTCATCATCAATATTAACTTCATTAATAGGTACTGTGATCTTATCACCAGCACCTGCAATAACCATGCTTAGTCCTTTGCATGGACCGCACCAGTCTGCGTAAAATTTCAAAACTTTCATATATTCTCCTATGGATTATTTTTCGAATGTGGAACATCAAAGACAAATGTAATCCTTGTGCAATCGCCAGTGTTTTCAGTTCCATGCTTTAACTTATTGTTGAACCAAAGTAATGTTCCAGGTTCAATGTCTACATACTCATCGCCTACAAAATATCTATATCTTCCTAAAATGGATAGATGATAACGATCTCGTGTAAGATAGTAAGTTCCTTCGTCAATGTGCAACCCAACATGACCTCCAACTGGAAGTGAAAGGAATCCACAACGACTAAACTTCTTGAAATTGCGTTTCATAAAACTTACAACTTCAGTATGGTGATCGATAGCAGGAGTTGGAATACAAATCTCACTGTCACCAACGAAGTCTTCTGCTTTTTGTACACCACCCATTACTAATTGTAATGCATCTACTGGTAAATCAACAAACCCTCTATCAACTAGAGAACCTACATTCTCCATGTTCTTCTGAGAACCCCAATCTGCTGGGTATTGTTTCAATTGTTTCACAATCTTTGAAACATTNATTCCAGTTTTAATGATACGGATATTACTCATACTCTTGGTCCAATTATCCATCCAACTAAACTTTTACGAAAACCAGAAGTTACTGGCGTTACTTCATGAAGTATAGTTGAATCAAAAAAAGTAATTGCGCCATACTTCTTATTTGCAGTCATAGTATTACCATTATAGTAAATCAAAACATCTCCACCTACATATTCATCTTCTCTGGATAACTGAACCGTAAAGGATAATGATCGAACAAGAGGATTTCGCGTATTAAGATCATCATCAGTATGTGGTTTATAAAAACCATTGTATTTAGAATCATACTCAGTATATTGTAATGGTTCAATACCATATAACAATTTATTGTAATTTGTTAGGTTTACGTGATTAATTGCAATTGATAATTTATCACATAACCAACACCAACTGGGACCATCAAGAAAACTAACATTAGATTTTCTTACCGCATGGGTAGACAATCGTTTTTTTTCAAATTCATCGTTATTAGTTATCTCAGTTGCCCCAACTATTGCAGCTTGTATGCTTATAGTTTTTAATTGCAAGTGCAATTTGTTGAGTTCTTCTTCTGTAAACAAATTATCAACAGAAAGTACTGGTTGGTAACTATCAACTTTATTTAAATAATAAAAAATATTAGCCAAAGAAATCCTCTAATGAACTTTGCTCGGAAGTGGACCAACCAAGCGAACCAATAATAATTTGAAGAGCATCAGTAAATACCTTTTCAAACATCTTGTCATAATCTATGTAGGAGTGCAATTCAAACTCTGGTGGCAACTCTTGACTAAACGCAATAACATCTTCTTGGAATTTATTAGGTTTACGAACATAGACAAATCTAATTTTATCACCATCACGAATTGGTTGATACTTTTTGTCAAGTCCCATTTTCTTAGTGTAGTGATTAAACAATAATGCACCACGAACATGAATTGGTGTTCCCTTAGAATAGATAGGCGAACCAGCGTATTGTTTCATACCATTCACACTACGAGGAAACGCAATCTCCTCAACTGGAAGTTTATCAAACTCTTTTCTAAAGTCCATGATGTAGTTCTGAAGATCGGCTTGATTACCTTTAAGAATAACCTCAATCGAATCTCGCAATTTATCACGAATAACCGCAGGAGTAGAGGACTTGACCATCTCAAGACCCATAACTTTGATCTTAGGTTTCTCATACTGAACACCTTCAGAGTTATGCACATTAAGAATGTATCTTTTCTTCGCAGTCCAGATACCTTTGTCAGCCAGAACCTCACGCTTCATCTGCATCTTCTGACTATATGCATTCATATAATCAGCAAGTTCTTGATAACCACTATCAATGAATGGTTGGAAAACATCTTCACAGATTTTGTCCATAAACTTAATCTTCTGCTCATCAGTTTTACCTTCACACATCTTTTCAACTAGAGTTTCAAGAGTAAGGTAGATTGAGTCAGTATCAATAGCAACTACATAATCTTTACCCTCAGTCTTGAGAGTTTTATTCATGAATGCATTTAACTTGTTTGCCATCCAACGAATAGATAACTGACCTGACGTAGTAATACCCTCAGCCATACGAATATCAAAGTATCGGAAGTACTGATTACCCATAGCACCGTAAGCAGAGTTCAACGCAATCTTCATAGCCATCTGCAGGTTATTCAAGCGAGAGATATCTTTGAGCAAGTGTTTCTTAGTCTTATCTTTCTCATACTCTTGTTGAATGACAAGCATCTGTTTCTTAAACTTAGAACGATTCTTATACATCTGTTCCATAAGTTCAGGCATGAACCCTTTAAACTCTTTGGTATAAGTCCAACCATTGGCAGTTAGCGCAAGATCTCGTTGCTTAACATATGTAGTATCAATCTCTTGATTGAGTAGTTTGTCAACAGTGACGCTAATCTTTTCAGAAGTCAAAGTCTCAGGACTAATGTTATACTGCATAATCAAGTGAGGATACAATGAGTTCAAGTCAAAGGAAGCCATCCATTTATGAAGACCAATAATAGGATCTTTAACATAAGCACCTTCAAACTGAGAATCTTTACCAGAGTAAGACTTTGCTGGAACAACGATACCTTTTTTACGTAAGTGATTGTAGATAATCGTATCCCACATACGAACCTGCGAGTAAACATCTTCGAAATTAATCTTGGCATTATACGCCATGGTTAGATGCAACTCAATCAAACGCATCTTATCTTCGAGTTTGTCAACTAACTCTACGTCATGTATGTTGTAGTCAACGAATTCTTGCCAGTGATTAGTATAGAAATCTTTGAACGATTCGCCTGGATTTACTTTCTTCTTATCACCAAGTTCTTGTTCAGCGATATAGTCAAGGCGATAACTTTCTTGTTTAGAATATGTATATTTCTTATACAGTTCAAGATAATCTAGTTGAGCAATACCAACGATATCGTAGTGAATCTCTTCACTACCTTTGATGAAAGTCTTGCGCTCATTCACATAACCCCATGGGCTTAGTTTGTTGGATTCACCATCACCAAGTTCACGCTCAATCCTACGAATTAGATATGGCATGTCGAAGAAGTCAGTATTCCAACCAGTAATAACATCGGGATGACTCTTGGACCAAAACTCTAGGAATTGAGTAAGNAGTGCTTGCTCATCTTTACAATTNACATAGATTACATCTTCNCGTGGATTGACATAAGTCTTACTGCCGAAAGTAATGATGCGTTTAGTTGATAGTTCTTTGACAGTGATTAACAGAATCTCTTCATTGGCAGATTTGATATCAGGGAAACCATTTTCTGTTGAGGTTTCAATGTCAATGGTGAACACTTTAATCTGTTCCATATCCCANTTNACATCATGCGAATAGTTGTCACTGATGTATTGATACGCATAGTTTGAGTTACCGTAAACATCAAACCCTTGAACACCCTCGTATCGTTTAATGAATTCTCTAGTGTCTTTAATAGATCCAGGATTCACTTCATCAACGAATGATCCCTCCAGTGTCTTCCACTTGGAGGGTTTCTTTGAAGTTACATAGAGAGTAGGAGAGAAGTCTAGTTTGCGTTGGTATCGCTTACCATTCTCAACACCACGAATGAAGATTCGATCTCCAATCGGNTGCACCGAAGTATAAAATTCCATTAAGACTTTCCATACATTAACATCATAGCATCAAGAGCACAGTCATGAACAGGGTGGTGTTTAATAACTTGGGCTCTTTCAAATAGAGGATGGTTCACATCACAATAACCATTAGTTCCACCGCTCATTAAATCAACAGCAGTTCTAACGTCCCTCCACATATTATACCCTGTAATTGGTTGCATGTCAAGTTTTTTAGCAAGCGAATCAATTGCCATTTGNTCAAGCGATCCTCTTGCCCACATAGTCTGGCCATTTGCATTAATGAACTTGTTCATATAGTTATGCAATTCTTTAATTGCATCTTCTGCATACATATCAGTTGGCTGAGAATCAAACGATACGCTACGAGTATACTCATGTTGATTGGACCACCACTCAAGTGTTCCAACATCCACAGTTCGCCCAAGACGTTTCGCTTGATCTTTTGCATTCAACTTAACAAAGCAAGCATTATCCAGCAAGTCTTGATATGTTGGACGCTTCTCTGGATCGAATTGAATCAATGCAGCTGAAAGGATAACTGCGTTTGATTCAACACCCAAAGTTTCTACGTCAAATATAAACATTAATATTCCCTCTTTTCACCTTCTTTGGTAAACAGATTATTAATCTTTTGTTCATCTGTCCAATCCTTAAGATAATCATTTTCAATATCGCAAATATCAAGTGCTTCTGCCTCAGAAACAACACGATGGCTGAAAATAGTTTCGCCAAGATATGTCTGAGAAAATTCTTTGGCAGTTTCCATAGTGACATCATCAAGAGCATATTCAGGATGATCCTTTGGAGCCTGAACCATGTAACTTACTTTATGCTGCGCAATGCAGTCAACCTTTACCCATACTTTATCACTCATTA